CAGGCAGAGATTACCGCGGCGACGGCGGTCTGCTCTAACGCCGTTGCCGCGCATACAGCCAACTGGTTTGACGTGGCGCTGTACAACGGCGGCACGGCAGGTACGGCCCTGTCGGCGATTGCCGGTACCATCGGCGGCTCGGCGGGCTGGGCGGCTATGGTGCCCAAGGAGTTCACCATCTCCAATGGGACGGTGACGGCGGGGCAGGTCGTCAAACTGCGCTATAACGAAGAAGGCACGGGGACTTTCGGCCATCTGGTCGTCACCCTGAGCCTGGTGCAGGGCGTGAACTGAGAGGACACGGCGATGACCCTGGGGGCGTGCATCACGGCGAGGAATGAGGCGGAGAGCATCGGCGCGCTGGTCAAACGGCTGCGCGCCGATGGCTTCCGGGTCTTCGTCACCGATGACGGGTCGAGCGATGGCACGGGCCTGCTGGCCGAAGACAGCGGGGCGACGGTGCAGCGTCACGACATCTCCCAGGGCATTGCCGCTGGCCTGATGGCCGCGTGGCGCATGGCGCTGGCGGCGGGCTGCACGCGGGTCGTGCAACTGGACGCGGGCGGCTCGCACCGGTCACAGGACGCCGACGGCCTGCTGGCGGCATTGGCCCCGGGGTGGAGCGTCGTCGTCGGCTCGCGCTTCGCGTGCGGCGGGCGCTACACCGGCGGCAGTTGGCGGCGGATGCAGGGCAGCCGGGTGGCGGCGCGCATGTGCAATCTGGTGACGGGCGCGCGCCTGACCGATTGGACAAGCGGCTACCGTGCTTTCACGGCGACGGCGCTGGGACGGCTGTTGCAGGAGCCGTACACCTGCCGGATGCACGGCTGGCAGATTGAAACGCTGGCGGCGGCGCTGCGCTGGGGCATGACAGTGGCCGAGCGGCCCATCACGTATGCGGCGGGAGCGTCGTCGTTCAACCGCCGCGTGGCCTGGGAGGCGCTGCGGGCATGGAGGCGACTTTGGATATAGCGGTTGCGGTGGCGCTGCTGACCTACAACCGGCGGGTGCTGTTCGAGCGGACGCTGGCGAGTATTGGTCTGGGCGGGTATCCGCACACGCTGCATATTGTGGATAACGGCTCGACCGACGGCACGGCGGCGCGGGTGGCGGACCTGGGCGGCCACGTCAACACCGGCAGCAACCACACCGTCGGCCACGGCATGAATCGGGCGATTGGGCTGGCGCTGGCCGAACAACCTGACCTGGTGGTGTTCACGGCGGACGATTACGAGTACGGTGCGGGCTGGCTGTTGCGGCTGGTGAACTTCTGGCGCGCGGCCCCGCCGACGGTGGGGCTGGTCTGCGGCAACTGGGAGCCGGAGTACAGTTGGAACACCGTTGAGGGCGTGTTGCATCTGGGCGGCGAGCAGGCGTTGGTGCGCGCGACGCTGCCGGGCAGCAACTGGTCATTCCGGGCGGCAGACTGGCCGCTGATTGGGCCGCTGGCCGAGACGACGGGCGGCGAAGATTTGGCCGTCTGCCAACGGCTGCGCGGCATGGGACGGCTGCTGGTGGCGCTGGACTTGTGCGCGCACATTGGCGAGCAGCAGAGCGCGTGGGGCAACGAGTCCTACAAACAGGCGCGGCCGCTGAACCGGGAAGCATGGGGGCTGGTATGAACATCCTCCTGGGCTGCGGCGGCGAGCAGCGCGCGGGCTGGGTGCATCTGGACAGGGTGCGCCATAGCCCGCATGTGGATGTGGCCCACGACCTGAATATCGTGCCGTGGCCGTTTGACGACGACGCGGCCGATTACATCGAGGCAACGGACGTGCTGGAGCATCTCGATTCGTTCTATGACTTCTTCAACGAGTGCTGGCGCATTCTGAAGGTGGGCGGCATTGTGCAGGTGCGCGTGCCGCGCTTCGATTCGGCCAACGTCTGGCGCGACCCGACGCACAAGCGCGGCTACCACGCCGACGCGTTCACCTACCTCGACCCGCAGACTGACCTGGGGAACCGCTACGGCCGCTTTTACAGCGATTGTCCCTGGCATCTGATTCGCCTGCTGGACGGCGACAATATCCTGGCGGCGCTCACGCCGCGGAAGGGGCAGCCATGACGGTACGCACGGGGATGGTGATGCTGATAGACCGCTGGCGGCGCATGGTGGCCGACACGGGCAGCGACCACTGGGACGACGACACGGCGCAGGAAGTGATTGACGCGCACCGGCTGGACATTTACCGCGAGCCGTTGGTTGCCGTGCCGCAACCAGCGCCGGGCAGCACGGTCTATACCGTCTATCAGGCCCAATATCCCTACATCGAGGGGACGGCCAGCGGGTCGGCGGTGTTCCGCCTGTACGACGCGGGCGGGACGGCCATCACGTCGGGTTTCACGCTGGACTGGCAGCGGGGGCGTGTCGTGTTCAGCGCCGACCAGGGGGGCAGCGCGCGCCTGTTGGACTATCGGGCCTACGACCTGAACGCGGCGGCGGCAGATGGCTGGCGGGAGCGGGCCGCCGACACCGCCGACAAGTACGCTTTCGCCGATACCGGCCAATCATTCAGCCGCAACCAGTGGTTTGAGCATTGCGAGCGCATGGCGGAACGCTACGCGGCGCAGGCGTGGGTGTCGGCGGCGGATATTGTGCGGAGCGATGTCAATGCCTAGCACCCTCAGCGCCGACGAGATTGCGGCCATGCAGGCGACGCAGGCGACGTATCTGCCTGATACCTGCACCATCCTTGCGCCCGGCACGGCGCGCACGGCGACGGGCGGCGTAGCGGACACATTGGGGACGGTGGCGGCCAACGTGCCGTGCCGGTTCCGGCAGATTGCGGCGGGCCAGAAAGTGCGGCATGGCGGCGTCGTGCTGGAAGGGCCGATGAACCTGCTGACGCTGCCCGCGTCGGTGTCGCTGCTGGCGGTATACCAGATTGCCATCGGCGGCAAGACCTGGAACGTGCAGAATGACAACTCTGACGATACGTGGCGCACGGCGACGCGCGCCGAGTTGATTCCACAGGAAGCGAGGCCATTGCGATGAGCATTCTCCGACTCAAGGCAGACGGGACGACGGAACAGTTATCCGACGACCTGATTATGATGGGAACGCCACTCGGTGCGCTATGGGGTGGCATGGCGGGACTCTATCCGGCTGTTCCGCGACAGGAACGGCGTGTCAGTGTCGTTGGTCTGGACGGCAATTGGACTTATGTCCTGTTTCACCATTCCAGCAGCCCGACGGGGCAATATTATCTGCCGCGTGAGGATGTCCGTATTGTGGGCGACAGGTTGTTCTTCACGCGTGAGGTGGTGACGACGAAGTTTGACCAAGAGGCTCATGACCAGTACATGGCTCTACCCGCGAGGGTTCGGGAGCGTATCGAGAACCATATGGACAATGAGATCAAGCAGGCCTTCACCGATGAGGTCGAGCAAGTGAATGTCGAGTACTCCGTACCTGTCAGCGCGTGTGTATTCAAGCGCGACGTGATTGAGCCAGTTGAGCCACAGGGGGAGAAATGACCCGGCTTCGTATCCTCTACTCAAGCAACGCCTTCTTTTCGCCGAGTGGGTATGGCGTGCAGGGCGGTTCCCTGCTGCCCCGCTTGCAGAAACTGGCGTGCGTCGAGGATGTGCGGCAACTGGCGTGGTATGGCTTGCAGGGCGGCGCGATGGAGGTCAACGGCATCAAGTGCTACCCCGGCGGCTTCGATCCCTACGGCAACGACGTGATCGGGCCGACGGCAAAGGACATGAATGCCAACCTGGTCATCACGCTGATTGACGCCTTCGTGTTGCAGGACGTGGCACAGAAGGTGGCCCCGGCACTGTTTGCGCCCTGGTTCCCGATTGACCACGACCCGATACCCGACGCCGTGCTGCGCGGCATTGCGGGCGCATACCGCCCGCTGGTGTACAGCAAATGGGCGGCGCAGATGATGGCGCAGCGGGGGTTGAACTGCACTTACATTCCGCACGGCATTGAACCGGCGGTGATGAAGATTCTGCCGGCTGAGGAGCGGCGCAAACTGCGGCATGAGGCGGGTATCCCGCAGGATGCGTTTCTGGCGGTGATGGTGGCGGCCAACAAGGGTTACCCCGACCGCAAAGCATTTCAACACCAGTTCCGCGCCTTTGCCATGTTCGCCGCCGAGCACCCCGACGCGATGCTGTACGTGCATACGCTGTACTCGCCGGAGATGCAGGGGCTTGACCTGGTGGCGCTGGCCAACAATCTGGGCATTGCCCACAAGGTGCGCTTCCCGCCGCGCGAGACGTACAAGAAGGGCTACCCGCATGACTACGTGGCCTCCGTTTACAACGCGGGCGACGTGCTGCTGGCGGCGACGATGAGCGAGGGATTCGGTATCCCCATCATCGAGGCACAGGCGTGCGGGTTGCCCGTCCTCGTGACGGACTTTTCCGCCATGCCCGAACTAGCGCGCTGGGGGTTCCGCGTGCCGCCGCTGGATTACGTCTGGACGCCGCTGAACGCGTGGCAGGCGTGGCCCGACGCGCGCGCCATCTATCAGGGCTTGCAATGGGCTTACGCCGAGCGGCAAGCGCCCGACCTGCTGGCGCGGCGGCAGGCGGTGTCGGCGCAGATTCACGCCGAGTATGGCTGGGACGTGATTGTTGAGCAGTACTGGCAGCCCTTCCTGGAAGAAGCGGCAGCGCACCTGGAAAAGCCGGTGCCGTTGCCGCTCAGGGCATGGCAGCCGCCCCCGCCGCCCGCGCCCATTGTCACTGAACTGAAGAAGAACGCGGCCGCGGAGCCGCCGGTTGTCGAACAGACGCCGATGCGCTGGGCGGGCGACACGCAGAGCACGACGCTGCTGGAAGCGCCGGTCGGGATGCGTTGGGCGGGCGACACGGGGAATGGCAATGGCTGAATCCGTCACGGTCACGCTGGACACCCGCAAACTGGACGCGGCGCAGCAGCAGTTGGCGCGCGGGCTGGTGCAGCAGCAGGTGACGTTCTGGGCCCACGCGCTGGCGAATCAGGCCAAAGCCAACGCGCCGGTGGACACGGGCAACCTGCGCAACTCCATCGGTGTCGTGGTGCGCCTGTTTCCCGACGGCGCGCAGGGCGAGGTGGAGCCGAAGGCGGAATACAACATGGCGGTAGAGTACGGGACGAAGGCGCACCGGATACTGCCCCGGAGCCGCAAGGCGTTGTCGTGGCCGGGCGCGCGCCATCCCGTCCGTGGGGTGGATCATCCGGGCACGCGCCCGCGGCCCTACCTGCGGCCCGCGCTGGCATTGGTGGGGCCGAAGTTTGCGGCGGCGATTCAGGAAGCGATACGGAGGCTGGCGTAAATGACAGCCTCCGTGTTCAACGAGTTGGACAAAGCGCTGTACAGCCGTCTGACAGGCGGCACGGCGCTGATGGCCTTGGTCTCATCGGTGTGGCAGGAGGTGGTCGCGCCCGACAGCGCTGGTAACCCGCCCGCTGCGCCGTATGTGCTGTTTCGCATGGTGACGCCCGGAACGGATAATGATTTCGTGGGCGGGCAGGTGGAGGTGTTGGACTATGACGTTATCGCGGTGGACAACGCCCGCTACCCCGACAGGGGCGGGTCGGCGCTGGCAGAGATTCATGCGCTGCTGCACCACAGGCCGCTGACGGTGACGGGGTACAGCAACACCGGCATCTGGCGTACCGCGACGTTTCGGGTGCAGGATGACGACGGTTACTGGAATGTGGGTGCGACGTATCGCATCCGCCTGAGTTCGTAACGGAGTTACGCGTAACGGAATTACGCATAAAGGAGGCAGCAAAGTGCCTGAATTTCTGGGAACGGCGCTGGTCGTGCAGTGGGGCGGTACGCCACTCCCGCAAGTGACGCGCTGCACCATCACCGACCGCGGCGATAGGCCGCGCATCGAGGTGACGCACGCGTCGGACACGGCACGGCAATATCTGGACGATCTGCCCGAATCGCCGCAGACGGACATCACCGTCGCCGGTTTCATGGAGACGGGGACGGTTAGCGTCGTGCGGCTGCTGACGCCGGACATTGCGCTGGGCAGCATCGCCATCTACCCGTGGGGGACGGCGGCGGGGGCTAATTTCTACTACGGCACGGCGGTGGGTGTCATCAACCGCAATCTGGGCGACGAGTTCCGGGTCGCGTGGCCGTATGAGATTCAGTTCCGCCGCAATCTGGGCGCGCTGACTGTGGGCGTCACGGAGTAGGTTGAGAGTTATGCCGATTCAACCCATCTACGAGCGGTTTGCGCTGGACGACTTGGGTTACATCGGCGGCTGGGCCGAGGTGCGGGTCAATCCGTCCAAAGCGGAGTTGCAGGCGTACTACGAGACGCTGACCCGCATCCTCATACCCGAACCGCCCGACGGTACGCTGTCGCCGACCGAACAGCAGGCGTGGGCCAAACAGCGCGACGCGGAGGCCGAAGACGCTTTCATGCGCGCGCGGCTGGCCGTGTTCGGTAAGGTCAAGATAGGCAAGGAGACGTGGGATTTATCCACCGAGGCGGGCTACCGCCGCTTCGAGGTCGAAGGCGACGCGGCGGTCGCGGGCCTGCTGGATAGCGAGTTTGCGCGGCGGCGGAAGGAGCGGCTGGACAAGTCGGTCAATTCCTTTCGAGGAGCAAATGGAACTGGCCCTGATGCTGCCGGAGGGACATCCCAAAAGGCCACCGCTGCCTGAGTTGGCGGCGCACGTGATTACGGCCATGACGT